GTAGAGGTATACTATATGGGTTAGTTGACAAATTGTTTACTGGGTATATTATATGTTGTACACCCAAGTTATCTGTCCAAGAACATCTTACATGATTAACATAATCTTGAGGTAGTATAATACTTAGACTAGGAGGTATATTTAACTCTTGTGATTTTATACTTCTTAACGTGTCATAACTAAACTCTTGAAGAGATCTTTTAGCGTGGAATATAACGTCTGTTCTTTTTACATCAGGTATTAATTTACCTTGTCCAACATAAGCAACCATAAAGTTATTTACAATATCATTTAATGTTATATAAGAATAACCACCAAAATTTTGTTGCTTGTTTGGTTTATCTAATTTTATTTTAATATAACTATATTGTGGTAGCGCAGCTGGAAAAGTTAATATATTTTTTGCTAAGCTAGAAGACGTAACAGCGCTATATCCATTTTGTATAGAATACTCTGTAAAAGTAAAACCACCATCAATGCTTATTAATATTTTAAAATTATTTAAAGCATAGTCTACAGCTGTTGTATTATTAGTTTTATATATTAACTGAGAATCAAAACCAAGTTCTAATTCAGTGCTGTCATTTGCTTCTACATATATATTCTGTTCTCCAGAATAATATATTTGATTAGTCTCTGTAATTAATCCATCACTAGGAGGTTGTATAGAATAAGGTATTAATTTAGCCATTTGTTAACTTTTTTCATTTTGTGTGTCAGCAGCAATTTGTTGAGCAGCTACTTGAATTATCTGTGGATCTTTAATTACAACCCCTGCATATAGTAATACTTTTAATATTAAATCCGTTTGCTCAGATGGATGTAATTCAAATCCAACAGAAGTTGTAGCGTCATAGCTATATTGAAAATTATCTCCACTAGTGGCACCTGTAAAGTTCCACAAAGGATTTAAAGGTTTTCTTAAAAAAGTACAAGATATATTACTTGTTATTGATTTTGGAAATACAGTTATTTGAAAATCACTATATTTATAAACAGGAAAATAAGTAGTAGGTTTTGTTATAGGTGAAAGATTTAATTCTAAAAGTTCATTAGGTTGAACATATTGTACTTCTTTTTCATCATCATATATAACCGTACCTAGTTTATATATTAAAAAATCAGTAACAGTTACAATAAGAACTCTACCATCTGGTGGTATTGGATTAAGTGACAACACACTGTTACTTAGCGTCCACTCTGTTCCCTCTGTTAAAGGTTGCTGAGCACCGTTAGCATCTGCTAGTGTTACTGAAACTTGACCAGCTTCTAATGTAGCTGCGTTTATTTGATTTATTGTGTATTGCGCTGAATTAGACTGTGTAGTTATAGATTGAGTCTGCGCTGTTGTAGAATTAGTAGGTAGGCTAAAATAAGGACCAACATATGAACATTGTCCTTCTTCTTGAAACACAGATATTTTTTCTCTTAAGTTTTTAAGTCTGTCTGCGTATTCACTGTTGTTATCTGGCAATCTATATTGTTGATTTAATTCTTCAAAATAACTTTCAAAAATTTCTAATTGCACTTGAGTAGCAATTTTATTAAACTCGTCTGGAGTTAAATAACCTCTTTGCTCTTTATTAAGTATAAGTAAAACCGTTTTGTAGACTTGATTTACATTTATTGCCATTGATTTTTTTTTATTATAATACAAGGCCCGAGTGAACGAGCCTTATATTAATATTACATGTTTTTATAGTTTTTTCTCTATTGATTTAAAAACTTCCATGCCTTCATCTGTTTTAAAGAATGAAGCTAAAGCAGAATAAGGATGTTCATCAAAAGGAACAGTCATTATTTTCTTACCATTTTTAGCCCATGAAAAAGTTTTTTGATCGTTAGATAGTTTTAATATTTTTTGCTCTACAGCATGTATACCAAAATTTCTTAACTGTATGTTTTCATCTTGAGCTAAAGCTATAAAAGTTCTAGGTCTTCTTTTAGCAAACAATAAAATGTCTCTTTTTATTTGCTTAGCAGTCATGCTTCTAACATCACTCCCCATTTCAACTCTTAATATAGCTTCTTGATGATCAACATCAATTTGATTAGCTAAGTTTAAAGCAGCTAATTCTATTTCTAACTCATTCAATTCATCTTTAGCTTCAACAACCGGATCAAACTCACTATATATTTTATCTCTAAACGGATGATAGTTTGATAACAATATTTGTAACGCTTGGTTTTCTTTTGGAACATTTAAGACACCGTCTCTAAAAACAATGTGAGACAATGTTGATGGTCCGTTTTGTTCATCAACAAATACTGATGGTTGATTGCTAGCATATTTTAATTCTCTTTGATAACCTAGTTTTGTATCAAAAAAAGTCATAGGGTATCTAGTTGTATGCTTGCTAGGAATTGTTCTAGTTAAAGGACTTTTACTTCCTTTTAGAGTGTAAACTCTATCTTTTTGTTCCCAGTTTTCAGGAACTGTTATTTCTTGTTGTTTCATGATATAATATAATTAAAAAGTTAAAGGGTATTGAGGCGCCGAAGCGCCTCCTCCCTTGTATTAAACTTATGCTACCGATTTAAAGATAACAAAGTTGTTTGCAGCTTGAGTTACTAAGCATCTTTCAGATAAGAAATGAACTTTCATAACATCGTCTCCAGTAGTGTAAGCACCACCAACAGAACCAGTTAACCAAGTTTTCATTCTTCTGTCATCAGCTTCAGAAGCTCTATAGCGTACGTGTAAAAAAGGTCGTCTAATGTTTGCGCCAAGCATTTGGTCGTAAACAGTAGATGTTCCAGCTGGTACCATAACTCCATCAACAGTTTCATTTAATCCTCCAGTTGTAGCGTCATTTAAGTATTTCCAGTCAGTTTTATAGAAGTCATAAGAACCTCTTCTGAAACCAGAGAAACCTAAATTTAAAGCCATTTCTTCAGAGTTTTCAAACACACCGTAAGATGTACCACCTGCACCATAAGAGTTTTGAGCAGCTAACATATCATCAAAACTCAAAGCAGTAGCTCTGTTTAAGAATAACATGTTTTCTTCAATAGCACCTTGCTTATCAAGGTTTTGAAGAATTAAGTCAAAGTCTTGTAGTGAAGTTCTAGCGTTACCACCACCGTCTACTCCAGAAGCAAAGTTATCATAGATATTTCCTCTTCCTTCAATAGCAGCGAATAAACCTTCAGTACCCTTTACTTTTACAGTAGAGTTTAAAAGATCTTCTCCAATTGCAGCAGAACCAGCAACAGCTTTTTCTCCTTCAATCATTACCATTTCTAAGTAATCTTGGAAACGTAATCTTGTTTCACCCTCTGCTTTTAAGTACCATAAGTAACCTGAAGAACCATCTTCTACAGCAACTTCAACCCAACCGATCTGAGCAGTGTCAGAACCATTGATTTCGTATTTGTCTTTGATGATTACAGGAGAATTGTGATACTGAGTAAAGCTAGGCTCTATAGATCCTTCCATTCCTGCAGTACCTTTAGCAAATTCAGAACCATATACAAATACATCGACTTGTCCAGCTCCAACTAAAGTATTTAAATTAGCAAGATCGTAAGAATAAGCTACGATTTTCCATTTTCCACCAGCAGCAACAGGGTCAGCTTTAACGTAGCACTTAGTGCTAAGTAAACTAGTATTGTTACTTACAACGATAGTTTGTCCTTTTCTAATTGAAGGAATAATATCGTTTCCAGCAGAATCTTGTCCAGCAAGACCAGTGATTTCATTACTACCATCAGCAGCAATAGACGCTCCTGTAAAGGCAATATGTAATCTGTTTTGTTCTGACCAAATTACTTGATCAGAAGTCATTGGCATTTCAGCTCCTACCATTCTTAAGAAACCTCCGATTGTTCTGTTTCCGTATCTTTCAACTTCCGCTTCGTAAATTTCAGGTAGATACTGTTGTGCAAAGTTATTTACTGGGTCACCGCCAGCGGCGTTACCAGTAAAATCTAAATAAGACGTACTCGTTAGCATTTTCTTAGGTGTCGGTACCAAAGAAAATTGACCTAACGGGTCGTTTGCATTAAAATATCCCATTTTGTTTTAAATTTTAAGTGTTAAATTTTTTTCTAATTCTCAACTTGGAACTATCTATACCACTAATAGCTTTAACTTTTAACCCGCCTAACGTAACTTGAGTAGGTCTATCTGTTGTTGATGGATTTTTAGATTTCTCTATAACATCCTTCACAGCGTCAGACTTACCTTGTTCGTAAAAATGAGTTATAATATTATCAATATTTTCTGCGGCATATAAAGCTTTATGATAACCTTTAGGATCTTTAACATTACCTTCACTGTCTAAGAACTTCCCGACAAAGTTGTTTAAGTTCGACTGTTTATCACGTATCACTTCAGGGTTTTTTATATTATACCTATAATTTTTTTCACCAACTTTAAAATCAAAACCTTTGAAATCATTAGTGAAAAGTTTATTTGTATCTTTTTTAAACCTTTCGTGTTTTTGCTCTACTTTAGATTTATCCTCGTTATATCTATTGAAAAACTCCACAGCTTTTTGTTGTTCCTGAGTAATAGATGGCCTCAACTTGATTTCATCATAATATTTATTTTTCAGTCCTTCTAAAAAGTTATGTGCTTTAGCAATTTCTTCTTTTTGAGCAAGTTTTTTTCTTTTGATGTCTCGCTCATCATCACTATCTTCGTCTACAGCAAATTTTTCTTCCATTAAGAAATTTATTTCCTCGTTGTTTAAATGAGGTTTTGATTGCTTGTAGTATTCTTTTAACAATGTATCACCATCTACGTTTGAGTAATCAGCATTTAATCTTACAAAATCTTGAACTGTGCCACCAGTATCTTTCATAAAATTAACTAATTTCTCTACGTTTTCAGGTAGTTCAACGCCTTGAGGTTCTGGCTCTTTAACCAACGGTTTGTCCTCAACTTTTTGTTCTTGAACTGAATCAACTTCTACTTCTTCAATAGGTGATTCTAGTTTTTCTTCGGTGGGCCGTATTTCTTCAGCCACTTCTTTGCTGTCTCCACCGTCTTTTGGTTCTTCGACAGGAGCATCGCTATCATTTGTCTCTTGTGTTTGAACGGCATTTTCTTTTTGTTTTTCTTGTTCTTTTAATTCTTGCGCTTTTTTAGTTAAATCTAACTTAACTACGTTGTCGTCTTTTTTTGGTAAACCCTCTTTGGGTATTGTAATCTTAGCATCTGCCATAATAAAATATTATAAAATTAATAAAAATTAAACCATAGGTAGGTTTTCTAATCCAATACCCATTTGGTTTTGTTGCTCAAAATCAGTAGGTAACAAATCATTTTTTCTTTGATCTATCATCTTACTTTGCTGAGTTGCTTGAAGTTTAGTTCTTTTGTCTTTTCTATCTTCAATATATTGCTCTTTTGCTTCTACTTGTTGTACAGAAACTTGAGCTAGTTGCAGATCATAATCAAACTGAGTTGCCATCATCTGTTGTTTTATTTGAGCTTCAACCTGCATTCTTTGTATCTCCATCTGAGATCTAGCTTGCTCAAAATTAACTTTTTCTTGAGTTAACGCTTGCTGCTTTTGAACTTCATTCATAGCTGCTTGCTCTGCTTGTTGCGCATTTGCTTGAGCTTGAGCCTGTATGTTTTCTTTAGCAAGTCTTTCTTCTCTTTGCTGTTTCTTTTTTCTTTTAAGTTTTAGCATTTGATTAGCCAGCTTAAGATTGTGTATTTGTCTTAAGTCTATAGCGTCTTCTAAATCAATGCCTCCAGATTGTAAAGCTATTTGTATGTTTTGTTCTAGTTGTTGTTTTTCTTCTTCTTCAGGTTCTAACTCTAAGTAAACACCAAAATCATGTATATTTTTATTTTCTAATTCTTTTAAAGTTTCTACATTATACTTACTTATAGCACTTACAAGTGTATTTCTTAGTAATGGAAAATTTAAAGAATCAGCTATACGTAAAGAAATATTTTCACAAACTCTTAATGTTAAATACAAACTAGCTTGTAATATATGTTTAGTAGCCACGTTAGATGCGTTAGCAGCCATTTTTTGTAAACCTACTAATGTATCTCTATCTGGAACAGATCCATCTCTTGCCTCATTTAAACCGGTTACATCTCTAATCATTTGTAAATAGTAGTTGTAAGTTTGTATTAAACTAGCTATTTTAGCTTGACCGCTAGATGATG